ACCAAAATTAGTTTTGAAGACTCGGTCAACGGCAAGAAACTTCAGATCCCACACTTTGACGGGCCTATAGAAATAAACACGGCGGAGTGGGGGGTTTTGGATCCTCGCGAGGACTATATCATACCATTCAAGGGGTTCAATGGCCAAGGGAGACTTCGGGTCCAGTTTAACGTCGTGTATCCACACGCAAAGACTCGATTCACTCTGACGCGGACCGAGCCGCCAAAAGAATAATGGTCAGAATGGCGGACATTGAACTGACACTCGCCTGGTCAATAACAATGTGAATCGCCTCATCGAGCGAGAGTTGGGCGTGATGGAACATGAGGTCGTTGATACCACTTGGAAGGACCCCGAGGGTCGCACCTCGTACAATGTGTTTTTGTATACGAATACCTGTTCGCAAAGTCTTCTGGGTCAAGGGGTGACGCTGGACTTTGCGAACAGCAACGCGGACCACCCTACAGGGTGTTCCTGGCGCTGTAATCATACCTACTATGAACGAGGGTTTAATTTTTATATATAACGCTCGAGATGACGAAAGCGCTCAAAAGGGGAAAGTTGGACGTAAAGGCGTAGGCAAAGGGAACGGTGAGTGTGATTAAAAGAGCTTCCCAGAGGGCGTCTGGCATATCTATATAGCGTCACTTGTCTTTAGGTGGCATACGCCTTGAAAACCATCGTCCCAATCTTGCCCCGCCCCTTGGGCGTCTCTTCGGCTCGTCCGAGGATCCGAACACAACACTCCTCGGGCTCAAAGCCAACCTGCGTGACCCGCCACCCCACCCCGAAAAGGGTCCCAGGCATCTTGACGAGTTCCCATCCGATAGGCTTTTCGGGGAACCACTTGGACTGGATACTGCCGTCGGAACACATAATGTATGCCTCGCCCTTGATTGGTTGGGTCTCCAAGCTGGAACCGTACTCGTACGTGGAAGGTGTACGCCCGAGTTTCGAAGAGGGCTCCTGGTGCGCCAACTCCAACTCAAAGAGGACTCCGGGTGTAATCAAGCCCATCATTTCACATATGGTGCCCTTGAAGTCCTTGTCGAAGCTGTAGTTGGCGTACGGGGAGTGCTCCATTTGCCTTTTGCTTCTCGAGCCGAGCCTCCTTAATACGGACGGCCTTCTTGGTATAGATTGCGCGCTCACGGGCTTTGCGTGCTGACTCGCGCTTCTGTTCACGGCGAGACGGCTCCTTTTCCATATGGTTTCTGGGGGTCCTTGAAAGGCGTCTTGGGTCGGACAGGACCCGAATTTCGGGTCCGCGGGGCGGGGTGCTCTGCACCCCTACCCACGTTTTTTCGGCGTCTCTAGTAACAACCATGGAGCTTGGCTTCCTCAAAAAACAAACAAAGGCACACAAATATTTACACACTTTGACAAAGGCCGAAATAGAAGAGATACTTACGCCTCACGTCTCGCGTCTCAAGTCCCTTCACATATTCACAACTAAATTAGCACCTCCAGAGGTCCATGATGAATACATGGAACTCAGAAGTCGGGTGGTTGCTCGGGCCCGGGAAGACCTTCAGAATGAATTTAAGAAGAAAATTAAAATTCCGGAAGGTCACGAGCTTATTTTAAAACATTATATGCTCACCTTGTAGTATGGACGACTCGGAGTGCCCCGTATGTCTCGAGCCCCTCACGGGAACTGTTGTACAGATGGGGTGTTGTCACAACAAAGTCCATATTCAATGTTACTTGCCCAAGTGCCCCCTGTGTCGCTCTCTGCTCCCTCTCCCGAAAAGCACTGAACCAAACCAAATTATTGTTCCTGTTCCAGTTGTTCAACAACCAACACGGGTCCAACGAGTCATGGTTGTGTTCCCGGCCGTAGGGACCCTGTTTGCTATAGGACTCATTTTTCTCCTTTTAAACGTCCCACGAGGTTAAACATCGTATTCGCGCTTCTCAAACTCTTCTTCCTTTTCCCGTTCCTCTTGACGAGCCAGTGCATGTGACAGCTCGTCAACTCGATCCCACATAACGCGACACGCTGGCGTATCTTCTGAGGTGTGACAGACGTTATGGGCCTGCTGAATAGCCCGCTTCACGTCCTTGGAAGTGAGCTTTCGGGGAGGGAGGGGCCTCGAACACGCAAAGACGAGGGGTATCATATTTTACTTAGAGACGACACTTTTTTATATACTAAAAAATGGCACGTATCGTCCTCAAGGCGAGTGATGTGGCGGCAATTTTGGGGCGAAATCAGTACAAACCCCGTCAAGAGGTTCTTCAGGACATGTGGAAAAAGTACTCTCCACAGACCTTCACGGGCAAGACCAAGAAGGACGTTGCAGAGGAGGCTCTGAGCGTCTCGTCCGAGGCCCAGGCCGTTTTGGCCACCGCCGTGAATACCAAAGCCAAGGACTCCCTCGAGGTTCAGAAGATTCACAGGGAAGCTCTTCAAAAGATAAATTCTGATACAAAATTGAATGCGACTCAGAAGGCTGATGTGATCGAACACCTTCGATCCAAGGTGTACACGAGCCACGGAACCCGATCAGAGGACAAGACGGCCGACAAGGTCACAGCCCAAGAAAATGTGACGTGGGTCAAGGACAATTCGTTTTACAATTATGACGTATGTGAACTCGGGGACAGGAAGTATGTGGTCACGGGGAAGATTGATCGTATCGAAGAGCGTCCGGACGGGTCGAAGGTTCTAGTAGAAATTAAAAATCGAACAAACCGTCTGTTTCGTCGGGTCGTTGAGTACGAGATGATACAGGTCCAGGTGTATCTTCAGATGCTGGGTCTTGTACATGCAAAGCTCGTTGAGCAGTACAACAACCAGGTATTGAGTCACGAGATTACCCGTGACGAAGAGATGTGGTCGAACGTTATTCAACCAGGTCTCAAGGCGTTTTGCGAGGAGCTCGAGCAGTGTCTGACCCCGTCAGACACTTCGAGTCTATGAGAGTAAACCTTGCGCCTCCTGGTCCACCTCTGAACCAACCTGCGTCTTTGTGAATATTTTGAGAGGAAACGTCTCAATACCCGTTACCCATTTAAAGACTTCCCCAAACGCAAGTGTTCCTGTGATGACCATCCATAAAGGTTGGCCTTTGAGGTAGTTTTTGTGAACCCAAAACCCCACCGCAAAGGCGAACAGGGTCGTTAGGAGACTCGCCGCGTTCATTACTAATTATTGGTGAGAATTTATTCACCACCCTGGATTTATATCATTTCGAAGATATGTGCATCCATAGTTATTTGGCCAGTTTGGATACGGTAAAGGTGTTTTAGATTGTCTTATAAATTGACATGTTCCAGATGTGATATTTGTACAGTCAGCGTATGTACTCGAGTTGCACGTGAATCCGATAATTGGATCTGAACCTCCCTGAGTACTAGACAGTAGGGTCTTTGCAGCTGCTACAGTCATATTTCCTGTTTGCGTACTATCATAATATCCATCTGGATAATAGATGGCGTTTGTGTAATATGAACCAATCATAGGCCCGTTCCATTGACACCCTGTTCCTGCTGTATTTTTAACATAGTTTGGTTGGCACACCCAATCACTTTGATCATTCGTAGGAAACGCGTTGGGAGGAACAGTCAAGCAGTCACTTTGTAAAGTGCTTGTGGTTGTTTTATATCCACCTCCCGGACAAACTACACAGTTGTTTCCCGATAAGTATTTACCAGCGGGGCACGTGGTGGGTGGTGCCACGGGGGCGGGTGCAGGCGCGGGACCGGGGGCGGGACCGGGCGAGCAACTCGCCCCGAACGAAGGACATGTCACGTTCCCGTAGTAAAGACCGGCCGTGATGCCACCTCCCATCAAAAGAAGACAACAGCAAATGACGATAATTACAAGACCAAAATCTTTGGCCATCTATTTTATTCCAAGTTTTTTAATCCTGATGAATCTGAACCTTTCCCTTGAAGATATCCTCCAGAGTCACCATGAAAACCTCCTCATCACCCTCGCCCTCACAGCTCGTCAGCTCCCAACCCTCACCCTCCACAAACTCAGTCACGACACACTCGACGAAACGGGTGTGCTTGTTCTTGGACTTTAGAGACAGTGTCACCTTGCGTCCCACCAGGGACTCGAACCAGTCCTCATACGTCTCCAGCTCATCCGCAATCTGATCGCGCTCCTTTGCCAACTCGAGAACAGCCTCAATCGCCTCCATCTGTGTACTAATAATATGTTTGCCCCTTTTAAGTCAGGATGAGTAACCTTGATGTGATGGCTCTCTCAATTGCTGAAATTGTCGGAGACTTTGGCTTTAAAAGCTTTGCTCGGGGAGGTGGGGCACCGGGATTTGCACAGGGCGCCCTCGGGTACGTGGCCGTCATCTATTTTCTGATTCGGTCTTTGCGCGTCGGGAACGTTCTTTATGTGAACGGTATGTGGGACGGAGTGTCTGCCGTGCTCGAGACGCTTGCGGCCTACTTTATACTCGGGGAGAGACTCAACCGACCCATCGAGTACCTGGGACTCATTGCGATTATAGCGGGTATATTCATGTTACACGCGCCCGCGGGGGCCATTCCATATAACTAGAGGATGAGACACACGTTCACTGTACACCACTCGTCTTGAAGAGCCCTACACCTCTTGCCACCCCTTGTACCGTCTTTCCGCAGCGGGTACCGCGTCGCAAACTCACTGGGTGGCTCGTCGAGCCATCTGCACTTGTCCATGTGTCTGTCCGAGTAGTATACGCCGTAGTAGAACACATCCTCCATCTCGTCCGGGCTCGCATCGCGCGATTTCAAAAACCGGTACGTCCTTTCGAGATCCAAAAAGTCCTCGATAAGGTCCCTGAATATCCTTGAGCGCCACTGAGGCGGGAACTCGTCTGCAAAGTCCTGGGCGTCTTCAAACGCTTCATCGAGCGCCTGGCCAAACACCTCGGTACACTTGTGCTCATAGGCCTCCTCGTCCCACTCCTCCTTGACCTTGTGAAAGCCCCGCCAATACATGGGGCGGCGACACATGGGGCACGAGGACCCCGCAGCCCCCTTGGCGTACCATTGCTTAATACATCCTTTGCAGAAAACGTGACCACAGCACAGTTTCTGGAAGGGACCAGCCTCGGAGAAGCACACTGCACACTCCATCCCTAGTCTCTTGTGATGATCCAAGAGAAGTTTGGACGCGTCTTGGGAAGGACAAGACACGTTTTCTAGGGGTGCTTCGCACCCCTCCTCACGTTTTTTTAGCACACCTTGTTATAGTTTCCACCACACTGAGAGTTGACCCATGTTGAACGGTCATTACAATCACACGGGGACATGGCTGGTGGCGGTGGCGGGGGAGGACTATAAACAGTCGGTGGCGGTTGGGGTCTACAACACGGGTCATTGTTTCCACGTCCGTCACCCGAGTAATCGTTACAGTAATCACTCTTATTACTATAATTATTCACGTCAAACCCATAGTTTGATGCACATGAAGTTCCTTGGTACCAAGTTGATTTGGTTTGACACGACGTTTGACCTGTTTGTCCGTACGTCGTTTGTCCGGCCGGACAAGGCGTGCACATACCCTGATCAGTACTATTCTTGAATGTGTCTGCAGGACAGGAGGTACACCCGGCCGTCTGATTTATAACGTCAACATTCAACTGAGATCCGGGTCCACACGTTGTCGAAATTTGACACGCTGACGCCGATGTAGAACCGGCAGGACTATGGTACAGACCGTTTTGGCACGGTGTACATGCACCGATACTTGTGTTGTCCTTGTAGGTGTCGGCCGGGCAGGGCTCGCAAGCAAACCCCTGGGTCGGCAGTGTGTATCCCACGGGACACGTCGTTGGGACCAAAACACACCCCGTCGGACCCAATGTGTATCCCGAATTACACGTACACGTTTGATGTGAAGGATCCGCCGTCGTGTTTGGTGGACACTCCACGAGGTCACACCCCGAAGGCTGTGCCCATTTCTGAGTCGCCGAAGGTGGGGTGCATGGGTCACACGTATTTGCCTGAGGATTGAGTTTCGTGCGTTCCATACACGTTACACATACGGGTGCACTACACGGCACGCTCTGTGTCAGGGGTGGGCACGCCGCGCCTCCGTTTGCAGCCGGTGTTGTGACCGTACGGCTCTGGGGTTTCGTACCCGTCGTCCCACAATCCGTCGCTGAACAGCTTCCCGAATCGGACCATCCGGAGACTTGACAATCCGCAGGGCACGTAGCCGCGCTACACGGCACGCTCTGTGTCAGGGGTGGGCACGCCGCGCCTCCGTTTGCAGCCGGTGTTGTGACCGTACGGCTCTGGGGTTTCGTACCCGTCGTCCCGCAATCCGTCGCTGAACAGCTTCCCGAATCGGACCATCCGGAGACTTGACAATCTATGGGACACGGTGGAGCACTACACGGAACACTCTGCGTCAGGGACGGACAGGCCGCGCCTCCGTTTGCAGCCTGTCTCGTGACCGTACGACTCTGGGGTTTCGTACCCGTCGTCCCACACGCAGTCGCCGAACAAGACCCCGAATCGGACCATCCGGAGACTTGACAATCTACGGCTGGAGCCCGAGCTGGAGCCGGAGCTGGAGCGTAGCCCGGACCAGTATACGCTGATGGGCCTGGTGCCCGAGCCGGACCTGGGACCGGACCTGGGACCGGACCTGGGACCGGACCTGGGACCGGACTCGGCGAACAGCTCGCTCCAAAGGTTGGACACGCCAAGTTATTATAGTACACGCCCGCCCCTCCTCCTCCAACGAGGACGAGGAAACAGAAGCACATAATGACTAAAATGATGCCTTTTCTTGGCATTTCCTACAAATTACAAAGAGTTTTTCTCCGGCCTAAAGACTCTTGGTCTTTAGTAAGGAAGCATGGCGACCATCGTTGCTCCTCCACGGGGTCCTATGACCCGAACGGTCCCGACGCGTCGAGGTGGGAAGTTTCGTTGGACGATCCATACACACCCGAATCACGCTTTTACAGTCAAAATGAATGATGAATCGACAACAGCCATGGTGGGCTTCAAAAACGTTGATCATGCACTCATAGTTGGTAAGATGATTGAATCATATTACATTAAGCAAAAGGAGTGGCCTGACACGACGGGGAAACTCGTTTTACCAGCACCTCATGAAGGGGACTTGGACTTTTTATTTTTACGTAAATGGGACTTTTCCGATCTTCAAGTGGAGTGTACAAAGAACTTTTTGAACCTCGTATTGGTAGACGATCTCGAAAGTACAAAGACGGGGTTCAATTTTGATGGAAAATTACTTTCGTTTGAAGCACCCGTAGAGTTTTACGTTGCGAGACTTGAAGAACTTTTAGTTGTTTAACCTTGGTCCTGACACATACCCTGTCCGTTTCCAAAGTCCATACATGTCGAGTTACTGTCACAGGGGTTTGGATCGCAGAAACTTCCGGAAGAGTTTGTTATTTGTGAAGTTCCAGAATATGACTGGACGCAAGTTCCTGGACACGAAACTTGTTGCGTTAAAGAGGGGCATGTAGCTCCTCCGTTTTGGGATTGTTGGGTTACGGTCCGCGTCTGTGTAATCGTTCCTCCTGTACACGGAAGAGTCGCTGGATCGGGACATCCTGGAGTCCATCCAGACACCTGACAATCTATAGCATCTGGAGCGGACGATGTGGGGACGTTGTAGGTGGGAACGGTAATACCCAAATCTTGTTGTAAATTTGTAGATAGTTGTTGTTGGGTCGGAATACACGTGTTCAAGGTGCGATTGAGATCGTATCCTGTACTACACGTCACACATGTCGGGGCGCTACACGAAACAGTCTGTGTTAAGACCGGACACGCCGTCCCACCGTTGGAAGGTTGTGTTGTGATGGTTCGAGTCTGTGTTTTTGTTCCGGACGTTCCACAATCCGTCGCCGAACAGCTTCCCGAATCAGACCACGCAGAAACCACACAGTTGACCGGTGCAGGAGGTCGAGCCGGTGCGTAGGAAGGGCCTCCATAGGCAGCTGGACTCGGTGCAGGGGCGGGTCCTGGAGCGGGGGCGGGTCCTGGAGCGGGGGCGGGACCCGGAGACGGGCTACCACCTATAACACCGGTTGCATATAAAGCTCCGACTATACCTGATGCGCAGACCAAAAAGATCATCAGACCTATAAGTAACACCACACTCGTGTTCATTCTATAAATGAATTACATTATTTTTGGAATGTACCCCTTGCCCTTGAGTACCGCCTTGGCGTACACGGCAAAGAGACAAAAGTGGATATGGGGCCAATCAAGGGCGTCCCGAGCCTCAATCTTAATTTTCATAGGATTCTTATTCGTCTCGGTGATAACATCACCGGGATTCTCGGCGCTTAGAGACTCGGCAACATCGACCATATGCGAAAGCCATTTTACGTGCTCTTCCGAATCTGGTCGAAACTCCTTAATAAACCTGGACGTTATGGACATTTTATATTACGTATTTAATCTTTTTAAGCCGGAAGGCCACAGCACCCCTCGGACTTGCGGAGAAACATGAGCCATATAGCGAGAATAACGAGGACGTAAAGGATCATATCCTGAGTTTTCATTTGTTATTATTCCTCAACATCTTCTTCTGACTCTTCGTCTTCGTCCAAAGAGTCCTCGACTTCCTCGTCGTCCTCTTCCTCCGAAGTGAATATTTCAGACTCTTCGTCCTCGTCTTCCTCGTCCTCTTCGTCTGAAGGCACGTAGTCATCGTCAGACTCCACCTTGACAAACCCTCCATCCTCGAGCGGGGCGAAACCAACATCACACTCATCACTCGTCTTGAGGTACTCGGCTATAGACTCGTCATCAACCTCGTATGTATCTTCTTCGTATCGCCAAATTTTATCATCAGATTCGGACAAGTATCTGATGGTGAAAATGACTCCATTCTCCTCAACAATCTTTGCAAGAAGAGGAACTGGCTTACGGGAACCGACATCTGTCCAAACACGGACGAGACTCCCGGGGAACGCGAGCGAAGACATTCACTCTCTGTTGAAGTCTGCTCTAAATGTTTTTATCTGGCTTTTACGCACTTTTTAGAGCTTGGCAATGGTGTTTGCCAGAAGCATCAGGCCACGTGGGCCACGCTTCTTGCCCTTGTTCTTGCGTGCACGACGCAGGCCCTCACCCAGAGGGTTGGGCAGGTTCCACTGCATGACCTTGCGTGGGCGACCAACGGGGCGATTGGGCTTGTAGCCCTCCTCGAGCTCTACGATGAATGGGCGACGCTTCACTGGGAGCACGCGCATACCACCTGCACGTGGCTTGTACTGGCCACGCACCTTGCCCGCGTTCTTGCGCTCGAGGCGGTTGAATTTGGGGCGGATCGGGCTGGGAACCTTGTTCTTGACATACTTGGTGGCAACGGTCGACCCGGCTGGGTTCTTGTAGAACTTCGCCTTTGGGTTATAGGCCACCCCCTTTTCCGTCTTGACGACGTACTTGCCCTGAGCAGTCCGGTAAATAACCCGACGCTTAAAATTCATAAAATTCGTGGCTTCCATTTACTATTTTGCACGAAAATTAATTTACATGAACAGGCCGGTGTTCTTGGGGAAGTGGCGAGGGCCACGCTTCATGCCGGCGTTGGCGCGACGCTTACGGGCCATCATGATCTTCATGCCGGCCAGGCCGATGGGGCTCACGCTGGCACCCATGGCGGCAGCGCGCATGGGGCGTCCACGGCGCTTCATGATCTTCATGCCAGCCAGACCCATAGGGCTGCCTGGGGACACGCGGGCAACGACCATAGCGGCGCGCGCAGGGCGACCACGACGCTTCATGATCTTCATACCGGCCAGGCCGATGGGGCTCGTGCTCGCCTTGGGGCTGGCGAACAGGGCGGCCAGGGCACCAGCCTTGACACCCGCACGGGCACCGCGCTTCTTGCCGTAGTTGCTACGCTTGGCACGGGTCGCCTTGGGGCGGATGGCAGTGGGCACGCGAGCACCGGAGTTGGTCAGGGTGCGCACGGTACCGCCTGGGCTCTTGACGTAGGCAGCCTTGGGGTTGTAGGCCATTCCCTTGTCCGTCTTGACGACGTACTTGCCGTCAGCGGTCATCATAATGACGCGGTGCTTCTTGTTCATAAACTTGGTGGGAGCCTTGGGGACGGCGGGACGACCACGGGGAGCCATTTGAATTTGGTACTATTAAAGGAGAAAAATATTGTGAGGGGTCTTGGGTAAAATAAAAATATGAGGTGGTCATAGGTCAGTGGAATGAAGAGTACTATATATTGTATAGAGAATTTGGAAACTGGAAAGAAGTACATAGGTCAGACGACGCGTGAACTTCGAGAGAGGTGGCGTGAGCACTGTGGAAATAGTGGTACGTCAGTGAGTCCGAAACTCAAAAATTCCATTAAAAAATACGGTAAAGACTGTTTCTGTGTTGAACCCCTATGGGAAGGTGAATGTTCACAGGCCGAGTTGGACGCGAAGGAAATTGAACTTATAGAGGCCATGGGAACACTTCATCCGAACGGGTACAATCTTACGAAAGGGGGTTCAGGGGGGAGACACTCTGATGAAACGAAAGAACTTCTGTCCCGCAAGTCGAGAGTTATGTGGGAGACCAACCGAGAAGCGATGATGGCTGTTAGGAAACAGAAATGGACACCTGAAAGGCGCGAGAAACTGTCTATTACATTGAAACAAGGATATATCGATCACCCCGAAAGGCGCGAACTTGTGAAGAGGCGCGCTTCAACACTTCCACTTGGAACCACAGCTCATGCAGGTGACGTAGGTTGTCTGTAAAACGAGTTAGTCGTGGTGAAAAGCGAAAACAAAAGCACTAATAAACGCACCATAGGCTCGTCTGCGGAACGAGTTTGCATCTGGTAGTAGGTCGTCTTGACTGATTTGCACTTACCGCACTTGAACTGTCCCACATAGTCCTCCTCCATCTGCGCCTTGGCCTGTTCCCTCTTGTTGTCCCTTTCCTTGAGAGACAACAAGGTCTTGGACATGGGCCCATCAGGCCATAGAACATCCGCGGGATACCTGGCCAGGTTTTTGGCCTCGATCTCCTTGGTCTTGAGTCTATAGGCCAACTGATTCACGAGATTGAGCTTAACGCGAACCCGGTCACCAACAACCTCAGTGGTCACCGACACGGAATGGTTGGGTCGCCGAAGCTCCGTGATGAGCCAATGTGCCTTGGTCTTATAAAACTTGCGGAACCTCGGGTTTTCCCAAGATGCATCTTCGTTACAACGCCGAGTGGCCTGAACGGCCCAATTGAGGGTACTGATTTCTGCGTTTCGCGATATGGGACCAGGATCAATGATGGATGCAAATACCTGACGAGTGTATTCACGCAAGGGGTGGTTCATCCGGGCCGTACTCTTCACTCACGCACTGTGTTTAAGCTTGTACCCTTCCCCTGGACAGGACACGATTTTTTGGGTCCGCGGGCCTCCCCCGTCTTTTAAAGACGTCCCTCTCTTTTTAGACATGTATCCAAAGGTTGCGTGTACAGCGCACCGTCGAGACTTTACCTTTAACACGTGTCAAAGATGTGCCGAACGCAATTTACTTCGTGAATTGATGCTTGAAGCGGGACGTCAGGGGGTTCACTCCTGGTGTCTGGCCCGATGGATACACAGAAAGTACGGGGACATTATCATTGTCAGAACACTCGACGATGGGTCTCTTGGAACGTCCCTTCCCTGTGTTGTGTGTCGCAAAGTCCTAGACCGAATGTCTATCCAGTGGAGGGCCCATATAGGACCGAAGTGGGTCCGAAGCACGGACCTCGACGTTCCCGAGTCCAGACCGACGAATAAACAGTGGAGAGCCTGGAAATAAATATTGACCAGAATTAATGAAGACGCTTCAGTCTCTTATGAGTATAGGTCTTGGGTTTCTGTTTGCTTGGACTATACTCATGTGTTTTCCAGACCAACCCAAGGTTTCTTATTATACCCTGGACGCTTGGCCACTCGAGCTAGATGATTCAAACTTGGCTATTATAGGTGTTGGTCTCGCGTCTCCAAAACCCAAGCCAAGTGTGATGGATGCAACACCTGCACCCAGTGCTAAACCCGTGATGATGGCATCAAAGAGCCCCGCTCAGCCTGTGATGATGGCGGCCCCGAGCCCAAAACCCGCTGTGGCCATGGCCATGAGCCCTTCTCAGCCTGTGATGATGGCGGCCCCGAGCCCAAACCCCACTGTGGCCATGGCCATGAGCCCCTCCCCCGTGTCTATGAGTCCCATCGCCATCACGCCGGTCCCGACTCCTTCCGTTTAATTCCAAGTGCGTTTTCTAGTGTTGACGTCGCCCGACTCAGAGGTTTGCTTCGCCTCAGGCGAAGAGTATCAGTTTCTGTTGAGGAATTCTCAATCGCTTTGAGCTTTCCTGAATTTTGAACCTTATTTGATGAAGTTCCAGTCTTTGAACTCACGAGACCATCACCACCCGAGGTTGCAAAGTACAACTTTTCAAGAGGAAAATGGATCCTCGGAGGTTCCACGAGCCCACCGAAGCTCCGAAACTCTTCTATGGTCATGGTCCCACCGAAACACTTGAGAGCTTGGCGCTTTGGAGCGGGCCACAGGGATTCGTACTTGCCTATGGACCGACGACGCATCATCGCCAAAAAGGACTGAATCTCACCGGACCGGGAAGTTCCCATATCGAGGGCGTACGCCTTGGCGCACTGCCACGAGCAAAAGTTTCCTATACATGAAAACCTGTTCAATTTTGAATCATATTTGACTGGGAGGTGGATCGGGGGATCTATGGGCAAGGCGTGAACACACCACCAGCAAATTAGGAAAGGGTCTTCAGACCCTTTTTGCCCGTCACTTTTAGAAGTCTCTTTGCCGGCAGGTGCCACGGAAGGACTTTGGCTCATTAAACTTAAAAAACTAAGAATCTTTAATAATAGATGCTTTTGTCAATTGACTGTGGTATCAAGAATCTTGCAATGTGCCTCATTGATCCTTTGACAAAGAAAATTCATCATTGGGACGTCTCGGGTATACCCCCAAAACACGCCGATGGTATCTTCCCGTGTATGGTCAAACACTTGAATGGAAAGACTTGGATCCTCGAAGCCAAGACGGTTCTTATCGAGAAACAACCCGATAGGAACCGTGGTATGAAAGGTATTGAGAATTTACTACATACGTACTTTTTGATCAAGGAAAAGGACGTTGTGATTTGGGACGCTCGCCACAAGATTCCGGACCATGCGGGTCCGGGCAAAGCCATGTACGCGAAACGCAAGAAAGCTTCCATCGAAAGGGCCCGGGCTTTCATCGCGGAAGGGAACAAGGACTGGGTCAAGTTCTTTGATGACCACAAAAAGAAAGATGACCTTGCGGATTCCTTAATGCAATCGCTTTCATTCATTGATAAACGGCCGGCCGAAGGGAACGGAACTGGGACGCGCAAGGCGGCACCCCGAAAACCTACAGATAACCAGACTCGTACAAAGTACTCAAAGGCAAACCTAGCATATATTTTGAAGACGGGAGGGAAACAGGATGCGCGGTTCAAAAAGGACCTTGCGCGGTACTACAATTCAATTGATGAATTGAAAAAGGAATTTGGACTCGAGGCACCCGCGGTTTGAACATCTTCAAAATCAAATCAACATAAGCTTCTGGTGACCGACACGGATCTTCGTATCCACGTGGATGGTGTGACCGGCAGCCTGAAGTGCGCGACAAAATGAGACATCCTCAGAGTTCATGTCGACAAGCGGGCCCGGCGAATCAGGAGAGTTGATTCGTTGCAGGTCCGAAAAGAACCACGGGTACTTGAGGTCCTCAACAACACCCTTACGAATCATCATCCAACCCATCCCCGTGTATGCCACCTCCAGGTACTGAGCCGTTCCAATCACGTCGTCAGGGCGCATAAACTTGAACGTACCCGTCTTGGTGAAAAAGTCCTCATTCCACTCCTTGACGGTCGCAAAGTGCTGGAGATCCTCCATCATGTACATTCCGGCCGTCACGTCGTGTGGACTCTCCAGAAGAGCGAAAAAGTCCTCAGGCTTGAAAACAATGTCCGAGTCGATCCACATCATGACGTCATAGTCTACGGAGCCCTGAAACGGCTTCTGGTCTGGACCCTTGAGCACGTCACCCCCGAGACACTTTGCGCGGGCGAAATGAACCACAGACGAGTACTGTTGAGAGATCATAACCTGGTGTCCGCGATTCGAGGCTTGCATCAGGAGATCCGACCAGGCCAGGAGAAACTCTCGGGAATACGTACGACCGGGCATACAGAAGACAACCTTGACCATTTTTCTAAAAAAAGAAACTAATCCTTTAAGGCTTTACACATGTGACAGGTCCCAGTGTTTGATATCCTGGGGGACACTGATCGTTTGGTCCCTTTGCCTGAACGTCCGAGTATCCAGACGTCGTCTTTTTCGACTGACTGAAAAATATCCATAAAATCAGAAGAAACACAGCAACAATGAGTGCCTTGTGAAGAGTGTCCATTTATGTTGTTGCATATTTTTTTCGTCGTATATTTCAATGAAGAACTGGATCATTGTCGCTCTTGTGTTGGTCATTCTTCTTATCCTCTTTCGGCGTGCAAGCTCCTCAGTACCCGCCCCAACCAATTGTAATTCAAAATTGGTGGACAAGAACGCAGTGTGTTCCAAGGTTTTTCCACGGAACAGTTACCCGAACGACGGGCCTATATCATCAGATGATCCTACGAAAAAGTATTGTTGTCAATAAGTAATGAGCCAAACTGGAACAATCATGTTAGTTCTTGTTTGCTTTTCTGTATTTGCTTTGTGTGCAGTAGGGGGATGGTACTTTTATCAACAGTATCAACTTCAAAACTGGAAAGGGTCAGGCTCGAAACTGACAGCAGA